AATGGTATTGAATACGGTTGTCACAACAGTTTTAATGGCATTGACCACTGTAGAAATCTTTGTGCTGATTGCTGTCCAGACGGTTGTAATTACTGTTTTTATGGCATTCATCACTGTGGAGATTACCGAGGAGATTGCATTGATTACTGTGCTAACCACGCTCTTGATTTTATTCCAAGCACTTGTGATGATCTCCTTGCAATTCTCCCATATAAACTGAAACGGAAGGGTAATGATATCTACTGCAGCTTCGATGATAGAACCAATCAGCATAAGTGCCGTTTCTACCGTATTGCAGATTCCATCCCAAATTCCTGTAAAGAAGGATACAATGCCGTTCCAGATACCTTCGAAGAATGTCTTGATGTTTGTCCAGACCTCGTTCCAGCTCGTACCAAACCAGCCAAGGACAACATCTGCCACGCCTTTTAACACATTCATAATGTTGCTAAAGAAGGAAGATATACCGTTCCATATAGAGGAGAAGATTTCTTTTACTCCGTCCCATGCCTGTGACCAGTTTCCGGTGAAGATGCCGATAAATATATCTAAGATTCCCGTGATAATTCCGGTTACGGTAGATAGAATATTAGCGATATTATTAAACACACCCTCAAACACCGGTGCTAAGACCTGACAGAAACCGTCCCACACTGTTTTTAGTACATCTACGATGTCTGTAAATTGAAAGCCCAGAGCATTAAGTCTGTCCACGATACCTTGGCAAAAACCGGATACTGTTTCCTTAATTTTTGTCCATGTACCGATAATGGCATCTCTGAATCCTTCATTTGTGTTCCAAAGATGTACAAAGGCTGCTACCAGAACGGCAATCACCGCAACAACGGCAACCACCGGTGCAGAGATGCCACTGATGGCGGCTCCCAATTTTCCCATAATGCCGGATAGTCCACCTGCATTTGAAACAAGGCTCGTGATTTTCAGTCCTAATTTGCTGAAGGCCTGCATGGTAACTCCGACCTTAGATATGACTGTTCCAAGAATGACGAGGGCAGGGCCAAGTGCTGCCACAAAAAGTCCAATCTTCACAATGACCTGCTTTGTTCCGTCATCGAGGTTATTAAGCCAAGTCACGAAATCCTGTACCTTTGCCACTACATTTTTTACCATAGGCATGAGAGCCTCACCGATTGATATAGCCAATCCCTCAAGTGCGGATTTTAATATGGTAAGCTGTCCTGACAGGTTATCAAGCTGTGTGTCTGCCATTTGCTGTGCAGCTCCGGCACTGTTGGTGATAGAACTTTGCAAACTGTCCCATGTATCTCCCGTATTGGCAAGCAGTGCATTTACGGAAGATAGGTCTGTTTTGTTAAAGATCGTACCGATGATATTTGACTTTTCTTCGGAGGTCATACCGTCCATACTGGTATTCAAATCACCGAGAATATCATTTAATGAACGCATATTTCCCTGAGAGTCATACACATCAACACTAAGCTGTTTCATAAGCTTAGATGCACCGTCTGTCGGGTTTTGCAAAGAGAGAATCACATTTCGAAGATGCGTACCGCCTTCAGCACCTTTGATACCGTTATTGGCTAAGATGCCAAGTGCTGTATTTAATTCTGCAGTTCCGCCTTTGATGGATTTTGCAGTAGCACCGATTGTCAGGATACCCTCACCAAGCTGTGCAACAGAGGTATTTGTGCTGGATGCAGTCTTTGCCATCTGATCAACCATCGTATCCGCATCAGATGTTTCCATACCAAGAGCGGACATAGCGTCTGTAACCATGTCTGATGCAGACGCAAGGTCAATATCACCGGCGGCAGCAAGGTTCAAAACGGTTGGTAAGGTGTCTACCATTTCCTGTGTGTCATATCCTGCAAGAGCAAGATAATTTAATGCCTCAGCACACTCACTGGCAGAAAACGCTGTTTCACTTCCCAGCTGTTTTGCAAGGTCGGAGAGGGCGTCCATAGTGTTGACGCTTTCACCGTTCACATCGGACATGGAATCCTTTGTGATTCCCATTGTTGCCTGAACCTGACTCATGGAACTTTCAAAGTCAGCAACAGTTTTCACGGACGCTGTCCCCAGTGCCGTAACGGCGGCAAAAGCGACAGATACTTTTTTGCCGACACTCGTTATGCCGTTACCGACTGTTTCCAGTTTGCTTCCGACATCACCGATTTTCGTAAGCGTTGCATTTGTGGTAGATGCCTGTGCCTCCAGCTTTTTCAACTCATTTTCTGTTTCGACAATTTCACGCTGAAGGGCATCATACTGTTCCTGAGTGATTTCACCATTCTGGAGCTGTTCGTTAGCTTGTTCTGCCGCCGTTTTCAGCGTAGCCAGTTTTTCCTTCGTTTCGTTGATTGCCTGTGTAAGAAGTTTCTGCTTTTGTGCTAACAGTTCTGTATTGGATGGGTCAAGCTTCAGCAGTTTTTCTACATCTTTTAATGCAGATTGCGTGCTTTTAATCTGCCCGTTTACACCTTTAAGAGCTGTTTGTAGTTTGGTGGTATCACCACCAATTTCAACAGTTATACCTTTGATTCTGTTTGCCACCTAAAGCACCTCCTTCCTACGGGCATAAAAATAGCCCGGATTTCTCCGAGCATAAGAAAAGCACCAGCCGTTTCTGACTGATGCTCTGTAATGCGACCTTGCTAATGGCAAGACCTAATTTTATTTTTTGAATAACTCAGAATGTGTACCAAGACGATAAAGCATCAAAACAAGCACTTCATCCTTTATTTCGTACACAAGAAGCCAATCCGGTTCAATATGGCATTCACGAGTTCCTTTGTAATTGCCCGATAAATCATGGTCGCGGTATCTGGCATCCAGTGTGCCGCCTTCAGCGAGAATATTCACAACCTCAAATAATTTATCAAGATTTTTATTTTGCTTTTTCGCCAGTTTTAAATCCTTTTTAAACTGGTTAGTGAACTTAACCTCATATTTCATAGGTCAAGTGCCGCCTTTAATTCGTCCATACTTGTGTATCCCTTCACACTGCTGTCAAGAGCAATACGTCTGCCTTCTTCAATCGCAGCAGCAGTAGTCTCATTCGGCACATCCAACTTCAATGCAAAAGGAATTCCGTGTTCTCGAATTGTGGTTCTTAAGAACATATTGACAGCTGTAGTCATAGATAATCCCAATTCAGAAAAAATCTTTTCTGCCTGTTCTTTGATTTCTTTATCCGTGCGGATATTCAAATTTGTTGTTGCAGCCATGTGCATACACCTCCGTTTCTGCTTTTATTATATGCAGAAATTCGGCTAATGTCAACACACTGTCATTATAATTAACGAAAAGTTTAAAATTTATCAAAGTCCTCCTGCGTTGCCACACTGTCATAGGTAGTGCTGTCATTGCTTTTCTCAGTCCAGATGTCCATCACCATTCCGATAGTGAGCAGATCAAGGTCTGCAATGGATATGCCGATTTCTACACAACGCAGAAGGAACAGCGCCGTTGTCATTTTGCGGCTACTGCGTTTAAGTTTTTTTTAGACTCAATGTCTGTAATCAAATTTGTACCCCAAAGTTCCAAGATTTCAGGCAGTACCTCATAGATAGAGAACATCTCGAACTGATCAAGCCAGTCATCAATATTATTCGGGATACTGTTGTCAGCATGGTAAGCCATGATGTATGCCACATTCTCGAAAATCTCCAAGTCCTCGATGGCAAAAGAAGAACCTGCCTCGCTGTTATCCTTATAAGAGGATTCCAACTTTGACAGGTCTTTGAAAATGTCTCTTTTGAACTTGGCACGATATAATCTCGGAATAGTAGCGGAGGAACGAAAGGACACTTCCTGTTCCCCGATTTTAATAGTTTTACTAAGCATTTGTCAGACCTCCTTACTCAGCCGATACGGTGTCGTCAGGAATATATACCTGCTTGTACCAATCGTTATAAGTAGCTTCGCTTGTTGTATCACCGGTTCTGCTCTTAACAAGACCATCTTCACGAGGATCAGCAGTAAGAGAGAGCTTTTCTGTTCCCGGCTCGATGGTATCTTCCTTTGTTTCGGATTCAATAGAAGGACGAGAAGCGGTGCAGTTATAAAGAACGTGACGGATGCAGCGAACATCGCCATCAAATTCAAAAAGAAGTGCAAACTTCTCCATCTCCGTTACATTGGAGTTCTCAACCAGAACGCCATTCTTATCCAGCGTTTCCTTCAAAATCTCTGTGCGGAACCACTCCGGGATAAGTGCGATTTCAAGGTCACCGCTGTAACCGTTGTTTGCAGTAGAACGGAAATACACAATACCATCTGCATAGAACGGGCTGGAATCGCCCTCGGCATCAAGACTGATGCTTACTGCACCGGGAATTGCCTGCGGTGTAGCATAGGTATAGGTTCCGTCTTCTGTTTTTGTCAGCTTTGCAGCATGAACATTTTTAAGGTTGTATTTTACTTTATTACCCATAATTTAAGCCTCCGTTTCAAATGAATATAGGACTTCATAGAGTTTCTCACTCTCAATCCATACTTCGGTTTTGTTGTAAAAAATATCGTGACTATCCATCACGGTTTCTACGCTGTTTTCTAATGCCGGGTCTTTGACATCGGTGTACAGCTCAATATGCACCTCGTTTATCTTTTTATAAACCTTACCGTCAGCAGAAAAATTGTCGCTTTCGGGCAAAAGGTAGCAGATAAATGGCGGTTCTGGAGATTCTCCCTCTGCAAAATGGTCGTATGCAAAGGGAATGCCCATTTCTTTTAGAATTTGCAATAATTCATCCATTTCGCAGACTCCTTTCGATTAACTTCTCAAACTCCGTGATACCTGCTTCCTCAGCGGCAGCAATATGCGGTTTAGCAGCAACACGGCCACCGCCACGTTTAGCATGACCAAATTCAAGCAGGTGGGTAAGCTGATATCTGTTTCTGGAATACACGGTTACCTCCATGCTGTTAGATGTTTCTTTTGTGGTTTTCACGGACCAACTCTTGCTATATTTTCCGGTGTCTTTTGGAGCAGCAGATTGTATTTGTTTTTTGACTTCATTACCGGTTTTCTTGACAGCAGATTTTAAATCGTCTGTAGCAAGGTCAGCGTATTCTTTTAGGCCATCCGTAATGGCAGAAGCCAGCTGGT